GATAATATGACGCATCTATAGTTTTTTCATAAACGTAAAATTTTATAGTACCATATCCGCCATCATTGTTAACCCAATCTCCACCATAATTATTGACAAGATCTTCAATCCTGTCATACATATAGTCTTCCATGCAAATTGGCGGATTATCTACTTCTCCACCTCTTGAATCAAGATAGATTAAATCATGTATTTCACCACTATCTCCTTGTCCATCAAATTCTGCTACTACTTCACTTACTCCATGATCAATTAGTTTGCTTATCATTAAGAGATTTTCCATTGGCTCTTTTGTCTTTCCGTACATTATCTTTTATTATTTCAATTATTACTCCTGGTTTCTCTTTGTCATATTTATAAGGATGAAACACTGGTAATATGTTAACCATGTTGTCATCTTCAATCCAACCGTAGGTTACCATATCATCTTGCACTGTTTGTGCAGGATTTATGTAATCAAACTTATGTTTAGTACCACGAATAAAAGTAAAAGCAATTTTGACCGGTAGTTTATGCTTCTTTAGTTCCTTTTGAAACTGCGGAGCATATTTTTGATAGAGAGATTTAGTATCTTTTCTATATTTCATAACTGTTTTACTAGCTATGAAGTACTTGCCTGTCCAACGTCTTCCATTTTTACTTGATGGTACATTTCCTGGGATAAACCATTTCATTTGTGTATAGTGTTTTTAAGTGTAACTTTTAAACTTTTATGCACTTTTTCCCAACCATGTTCTTTTACAGCATCTGAAATATCCTTACTTAGTTCCAGGAAAGTACCTGGTATACCGTAAAGTTTTTCATATTTCTGTATAGCAGTTTTACCCGCTTCATCATTGTCAAAAAGTGTAATTATCTTTTTATATTTTAATTTTAAATTCTCAATTAAATAAGGTTTAATGATTGTATTCTCACTATCTGGTGCAATAACTTCAATATTGTAACCAAAGCTTTTTAAACACATTGCATCTTTTAATGAAGAGCATATAACCAAATAAGGTTTATCATACTCTAACTGATCCAAACCTTGTGTATATGATTCAATTTTATAAAACTTAAACCCATCTCTAAGAGGTTGATATATTTTAAATGCATCACCGTGTTTGTTATAATAACCATACATGTTTTTACCACGTATAGTCTTTTTCTCCACGGTCCCTACATTAGACTTTACTAAATTATAGTAATCAATAGGTTTAACATTATATTTAGATAACATAGAACTACCTATTCTATACTGGAGCCAGTATTTGGCGTCATCTTGTGTCCAATCACGGGTATTAATAAGTTCTATCTCCCATTTAGGTTGAGGTGTAAAGTTAATCTTAGCGCATCCATTTTGCGCTACAAATTTATTATAATCATTAATCATCTTTTCAATAGCATTTGAATATGTTAATTCAAATACATCTTGAATAAGATTAATCTTATTCCCACCCTTTCCGGTTGAAAAATCTTTATACATGTAGCAACGCTTTGGTTGATCTACATATACACACATACTTGGAGTACGTTCTGTAGGATTCCATATGGATTTTATTTTTATATCCTGTCCATTTAGATGTTCACTGAGATTCAAATAATATTGAAAAACCCAGTAACTTGGAACAGATGATTCATTAGTAACTAAGTTTTTAGTATTTATCATATTATAAAGTTAAAAAAAAAAGAAAGAGGTGCAATTGAGTGAAGTGATCTTACGAGTACTATTGATATTTTGCTATTTTTCATCTTCTCTTTCTTTTATAATAGCCTGAATCACAGAGTTTTTAAAAAAAACAAACAGGCTATATATTTTACTCTGCAGAAGTAGAATCAGCTACTGGAGCCTCTTCTTGAACTTCTTCTACAACTACTTCCTCAGTAGCTGCTTCTGCTTCAGCTGTTGCATCTCCAGTGGCATCACCACAAGATGTAACACTAAAAGCACCTATTACAATTAAACTTAAAAATAATTTTCTCATTTTAAAAATTTATGGATTAAACAAAAAAAAGGAGGAGGTGCTTTACCCCCTCCCCTTTGGAAATTATCAAACCTAATACGGGGTCTGATATATCTTACAGATCAAAGTCATCACCTGCATTTTTTGATGCTGGCTCAAAACTCTCTGTTGCAGAGGAAGTCTTTTTCAACTCTCTAACATGTTCTGATTTTGAAAATTGATATAGTCTACTGTTTTCAGTATCTAATGATTCCATTGATACTCCATCTTTAGAATTTCTTGGTAAAAATAAGTCATAGTTAATATAACCATCTTTATTCTCCCATTCTCTACCTCCAATGCAGCAATTTATATAATTATCTCCAGATAATACTTGATTAGCTGAATCCATAAATTCTTCAACAGTATCAGCTTCTATATTATCAAGCTCATCTCTTTTACCTAGCACTTCCGCTAAGAAAATCATAGCTCTCAATACTTCTGTATCTCTGCTAATTTCTCTACCACTTGGTAAAGTTGTATCTTTATACGGGTAAGGGCTTAATCTCACTCTTCCCACTTGACCTTTATATCTAGGTCCATCTTTATCTGAAGAATCTACTAGAAATCCTTCAAATTCTCCGCCTACAGGCTCGCTTTCTACATGTAATACTACATTATATGCTTCCTTATCATAAGGAGTCTGATCAAATGTAATACTGTTAATCTTTAATTTTTGATTACCTACTCCAATTACAGGTCTTGTTTTACCTGAACCGGCACTCATGTCTTTAGTACTTAACATACGCTTTTTTTAATTTATTAATTTATTGTTCATACTTGATTATACAATCTTTTACATGTTGTAAATCATTCTCTATAAAGGATTCTTCAAACATACCCATGGGAGACTTACATGTGTTATTCCCATCAGTTTGTGTTTCAAATCCATATTTTAATGTACCATCATCTTCTTTGATAACTCTACCAAATAGTACAATGGAAAATAGACCTTCCAAAGTTAAAGCATTATCTATCATTTTACCAACAGTTTTTGCTTTTACTTTTCTACGTCCATTCATATCTGTTGAATCTTCTGAATGAGTAAGAAAAAAACAATATAAATCATCTCTCAAATCCTTTGGATATTTTGCAACCTGAGCTAGGTTAGTAGCGATTGAGGTAAATTTATCATAGCCTTTTTCTTGAGCTTTATCAAAATACTCAAATGCAGACATATATTGCCAATCATCTATAACTATATTAGTTATATGAGGCATATTATCATTAACGTGTTTTAAAGCTTTAATAATACCAGGTGCTGATGACGCATTGGTCATATTACCTTTAGGATTATCTTTACTTATTAACGTATAATTTTTCTTCCAACCTTTAAAGGGTAAAGGTTTATTTGCAATATTAATCCAAAATGTTTCTTTTGGATCTAAATTTCTACCAGATGTAGATTTACCAGAGCCTGACTCTGCAATTACTAATGTACTTTGTGCCATTTTATTTATTTATTGATTTTGCTATTGATTCTAATGCTATTGCAATTCTTTTTAACCATTCCTGACCTTCTTTAGTAACATTATCTGGATTAGGGAGATCCTCTAATTCAAATATAGTTTTAATTTCATCAGCTTTTCTATTTGTAACATCATTTATAATTTGAAGTTCACTAACAGGTATTAGATGTCTTTCAAAACCTGAATTACTTGTTATAAGTTCATATTCCTCCTTCCAGTGCTTATTATATTTATGTAGATATAATGTTCTTTTAGGATCTTCTGAATCATAATCAATACTTACAAATTCTGTATATATGTCATCACCTTTCTCAAGTTCACTTGGAAAAAATGAAACATGTAAGTCATCTTTACCACTAGGCCTATATGCCATCTTTGGTATGTATAATGCATTATTATTTCCAGATTTTTGGAAATAATCTTCATGCTCTTCTCTTAACTTTGCAACTTTTGCTTTTCTCTCTGTTGGAGTCATTATTTTATTTTTAGTACTTATCATTTTATCTTCTATCTTGTTGTTCCGGAGTTGCCATTTCAGATATTTGCATTCTTTCAAATTCACCTTTAAAGAAGCTCATTCTTGCATCACCATTTCTTGCTTTAAGAAAGTGTAACACTAAAGTTCTGTCATCTTTAATTATATATCTATCTGGGCCATAATATCTAATCTTTTGTTTTGCCGGACGATTAATACCTATCAATGTATCAGCATGTTGTAACATTGCATCTGAACCAAATATGTCCGATTCTAATACATAGTTACCATACTTACCATCAACTGCCCTATCAGGGTTGTCTATATTTCTATTAAGTTGAGATAATGCTATAAATAAACAAGGATAATCTCTTTTAGCTTGTGTAAAAAATTCACCTAATTCAAACAACATGTCTAACCTATTATTTTGATAAGGTGCTCTCTTAACAAGTATAGTATGATCTAATGTAATTATAGTTTTTTTTCCTTTATGTTCATCCATGTACATATCTAATTGCTCACGCATTTGATTAACAGTCATAGGTCTACTTATAATATCTACAGGATTTTTAACTCTTTCTTTTGCATATTGATGACAAGTATTAATTATATCGGTAGATATAACACTTCCTGCAGAACATAATTGTTTATATGTTTTACCGGTTAAAGAACTAAATTCACGCATAGCTGAGGTTCTACCAACCATTTCAAATTGAAATTCTAATACTCTAAAATCATCATCTGGATTTAAACTAAAAGATTCTCGTATGATTTGATCTTTAATTAATGTTTTACCTGATCCAGGCCTTCCTCCAATAACTGTTAAAGTGTTCCACTCTAATCCATCTGTGGTAGCATCATTAAACTTTGGCCAAGGAGTATATATAGACTTTTCAAGTCCTTTTTGTCTATTTAGCATATATTTCAATGCTTCATAGAATGATTCATATTGACCACCCCATGACGGTTTTATTGTACTCATCTGTATTTATTTCTTTCTTCTTCCTTTTTTTTTATTCCATTTTCCAAATGTTGAATTACTTCATAATAAAATTTTTTTGCTGTTGCTGCAGCTAATTCCCTAGCTGTAACTATAGATGCATGACTTGCTTGTGCATCTAAAACTATACTTTTTATAGGATTAAATCCTTCATGAGTTTTAATTAGATACTCAGCATATTTTTTAACTTCTGCAGGATCTATTTTATCTTGTTTATGTTCTATATTATTCATACTACTCTTTCTTTAAAATGATCCTCTTCAGTACTTATACCATCACGGATCATATCACAGTAATCAGCTAGCTTTGAAGTTTTTACTTTATGTTTATCCTGTTTTGAAATAAAATACTGACTATTCTGCATATACATGTAATTATTCTTTTGGAATTCATTTACATACATTTTAGTTGCTTTTATTATTTCTTCCCAAGTGTAATCATATTCTGCAAAAAACCATCTAAAATTTTCAGTTAGTATTTTAAC